TTTAAGAGCATATAGTAATTATGCAGCAAGTGCAGAAACTGAATTTAGATTGTATGTAACTAACAGTTCAAATGTTTTAACTGAAGCGTTACGCATAGCATCCACAGGAGCAGCTACATTCTCTAGTAGTGTAACAACAGGTGGTAACGTAGTTATAAATGGTACTTCTAATGGATTAAACGTAAAAAATGCAACATACGGAATAGGATGGTTTGCAGCAGCAGGAGCATCAACAGATTATTCAAATCTATCAGCAGCAGGAGATTTAATAGTAAGTGTTCAACAAACAGCAGGTTACACAGCCAATAAAATGATTGTTAGTAACCAAAATAATGGAGATATAATTTACTCCTTTGGAACACTTCCATCAAATGATGTAGAGAAATTCAGAATGGTAAAAGATGGTAAATTCCAAACACTTACATTAAAAACAGAAGCACCAATAACCGCATCAGCAGGAACAATGAAATTTGGAGCAGTACAAACAGGTTTAGCAGTAGGAGCAGCAGGATATTGGACAGTAAATATTGACGGAACAGATTATTATATTAACTTATCTTCAACTTCACCATAAAAAAATAAAAATTATGAAATTAATTTCTCCTATCCAAAGTTGGGTAAACGGAAAATCAGTAACGGCAACTATCTTTAATCTTTACCCTATTGGTGGAGAGTTATTTAAGTATTCTAGATTCTACTATGCTTTATTAGATGAAAATATGGGAGTATGTGCTAGTGGTAATATTGATATGACAGGAGCAGCATATCAATCATGGGGTAATAATGATGAATATGCTTATAGTTGGGCTGCATCACCACAAGTTCTTAACCTTACAATCATAGGAGATTATGTACCACCAGTACCAAGTACAACTACTTCTACAACAACGTCTACCACAACTATAAAATAAATTATATATAATTTTTATAATTGTGATATAGATAAATTAAATTTTACATTTGCATAAACTAAAAAATAACCAATGAAAACAATTCAATTAAACATTAGAAAAGAGAAATTAAATGGTCAAGATGTTTTTTTTAACACCTATGAACTTTTAAAAACGGCTATTAATAACCCAGTGCAAGGTGGGTTTGATGTAGATGAAATGATTAAAAGACTACGACTTTTAGAGAAATTAGATGCTCATAAGGAAATATTTACAAAAGAATATTTGCCTAGTGAAGAAGGTTACTTATTAGTTAATGAAACTTTTGAACTTGAAGATGCCGATTTTGACAAACTTAAAGAACTATTCAAAAATTGCAAATGGGGTGTAGTTTCACAAACAATAGTAGATTTAGCTGGACAACTAAAATAATATTTTAAAAAAAGTATAGGACTTAATTGTTCTATACTTTTTTAATTTTTTAGTTTGGCACTAATGATATTTAGCTTATGTCTATATTCAAAAAGCATTTGTTTGATTTCATCCCTAGTAGGCTTATATACTTGCCTTGATTGTTCTGCTAACCAATCTGTGATACCATTGTTTTCGTTTTCTAATCGTATTGTGTATTCTTCAATATTTCCGTCTTTATACTCATTGCAAGTTTTACATTGAGGTCTAGTATTTTGTTCCAAAAATCTTGTTCCCAAATTTGCTCTAGGTATAAAATGTCCACATTGTAAGGTCGTATAATGTCCCTTTTTACTACAAGTAAAGCACTCTGAATTACCATCGTTATCGCTATATTTAATCCTTATGTACCTACTAAATACTATATCTAAATCATTTATTAGATTTTGTAGTGATTCATCCAGTTCAATTCCTTGTTCTAGTTCGTATTTTTCAACTCTTTTTTGAGTGGTAGACACAATAGCACATTGCTTACATTCACCTTTTGAAAAAATGTAGTCAATTTTACCACAACTTTTACATCTCTTTTTTTTATTAATTATTGTGGAATTATTCATAATATATTATTTAATTTTTCAATAACATAATTACTACCAATACTTTTATGACACTCAAATTGTCTAGGAGTATCTTCATGTTCGGGGCAAAATTCCCAGTTTGATTTATCAAATTTAAACATAGGATTATTCCAACAACTATTACAAACACTATCACTAGTTACTCTAATGCAATTAGATTGAAATTCATGACTCTTATTGGTAAAGTTGGCAATCATTACCACTTGTTTATTTAAAGCCCAAGAAAGCCAAGATAAGCCACTAGAAAGACCTATATAGTATTCACAATGATGTATCACATTCATTGTATTAACCATTGAAGTATTTTCAAGTTGTATAATATTTGTTAGTTGTGGTTGGGTATAGAATGATTTATGGTCTTTATCTATTTTTGAAATTTCTATCACTTTGTAACCTTTATCAATTAGATAGTCCACCACATCCTGCCAATAATCCCACAACTTTAATCTTGATGTAGAATGTATGCCTATGGCTACATATTTATCTTCAATAGGTCTTTGTGTAGGGGTAAAATCTATTTTAGGTTTAATTTCATGGTATGGTAAGTTTAAAATATTACAAGCCGTCTGTTGTAATGGTATCATTATTGGGTTGACTGGCTCTTTTGCTTTATCCCAAAACCATCCTAGCTCAAACATGGCAAAAATATCATTCACTACCACACCCCTACCAACAAATGTTAGCTCTGGATATTCTTTTTCAAATAAATAATTGTGAAAAGTAGAAACAACCACATCACATAGGTACATTTTTTTAACTGCCAAACAATAAGGCATCCAAGCTATCGTATCACCCAAAGACGAGCTTTCAAAGTTTATAAACACTTTTTTATTGATAATTTCTATCAAAAGATTTATTTGAGTGATAGTTCTACCTTGAAATGATACAACTATGGATATATCGGATAGGTATTTTCTATCTAATCTTACCCATGTATTAACCTTCATTTTACTTTCGTAAATAGTATTTTTTTCAAAATTGCTATTGTCTATAAAAGATACGTCATACTCCCTATTTTTTCCTTCATCGGTAAGTAATTCAAAAAATAGTCCATTTACATGGTTAAGGTTATATGTTATCATTTATTTTAATGTTTTATTTATACAAGCACTATGTTTAAGTCTAATTGTATCGCTATTATAATGTTGTGTACATAATGAATCATCGTATTTTCTAGCAACATTTTCACAAATAAAACTCCAATCAAGTTTTTTTCTAAATTCTAATAATTCACTTAACCTTTGGTTGTAAGTTTTAATAGTTTCTTTGATACCATGCACCACTGCATTGGTAGTTATCTCTGGTATCACCCACATACCCCAAAAATGATTTGTACCATTGTATGTACCAACGATAGGCAAACAACAACTAGCCGCTTCCAAAAGGGTAAGATTAGGATGCCCATACTCTAACATAGAGGGGTGTAAGAATATTGTATGGTCTTGAAATATTTTTAATTTCTCCGATTCCGTTGGGTTGGTATCTATTACTATTAATTCATCATATTCAAGCAAATCTTTGTGTATTTCAAAAAATTTTGTATTAGCATTAGCACCAACTATTGTAATAGGCAAGTCCAATTCTTTAGCGGCTTCAATTGCAACCCTAAAACCTTTTCTATCAAATCCATAATCACCTGCAAGACCATTATTAGCACAAACTAATAATTTATGTTTTATGGGATTAATTATTGGCAAATAGTATTTAGTATCTACCCCATGTGGAACAAAAAACAACTTATCCGTTCCATCAAAGTAGTCTACCACATATTCGGCATGACAAATAGAAAATATTGAACCTTTTATTGCTTCAAGTTGCTCATTATAATTAAAACTATCTTTCCCGTAATAAAATGAGTGATGGTCATGTGTGCTATAAATATATGGCAATCCCCTTTTACTTGCTTCTACGGCTAAATTAGCAACGTGGATATGTACTATATCATATTCACCAATACTTACTTCATTTAAGTATTTTATATCTACTTCGTGTCCTAAATTTCTAAATCCTTTAGAATATTCATCTATTATCAATTCTAAAGCTCCCCAGCCCCTTTCACCAGTTGGCTTGATAGGTATGTTACTACTTATTACTTGACAAATTTTCATAAGAATTGTTTTTCTTGTTTATCTATTAGACTATAACCTTCAATTTGTGTGGTAATTCTATTATGTAGTATTCCCATTTTATAGTTAGAATTTTGGAAAATAATATTGAATAGCATATCACTAGCATCCCACTTTTGGGTTCTTAATTGATGTTTTAGCCAATCGGATGTAAATTTTGGAAACATAATACATTGCAATCCAATAATATGGTTCGTAATGAATAGCAAATCTTGATTAGGTATTGTTTCAATTACTGGCGATTGTAACCATCCATGCTCTAGTGTTTTTGTATCACCAAAACTAAAATAACCAATATTGTTTTCATTGCATAGTCTACTAACTTGATATACTTTATTGGTAAAATCTATTGGATTTACTTCCAATAAACAATCACCTTCACAAACGATTAAAAAATCGCAATCATAAAACTCTGATAAAATTGCATTTTTAAAAGCTTCATAACAACCATAATGGGCAGGTGTCAACGCAGTACCATGTATTTGAATGGTTGCTTCATCGAACAAGTCCATTGAAACGCAAGTGGGTCTTTGACAGTTATGTTTTGGTGGAATATCATTGTAAGGTTCGTTAATGTGCTGGATATATTCGATACCATACTTTTCGACTTGTTTGATTGATTCTTTACTTTTTTGTTCCCTTTCATCTTGAATGGTAGTTTGTATGTGTACTAATTTAATTTTTGTTTTTTGGTTTTTCCATGTGAACTTACCAGTGTTTTGATATTTTTCAATGGTAGATGGATTCATTTCAAACCTTTCCGTTTTGTATATAGTATTCCCGTCATGGAAAAGCATTTCAATTACATTGTTGCCAGTGTATTCAAATTCATATTTAAACTCTTTTGTTTTTTCAATATCAATTTTAAGCGAATAATTGTCAATATTAACCCAAATAACCCTACTATCTATATTGTAAGTAAAGAAATAGAACATATACTTATTCTTCTTTCCTGCTATTGGTAAAATAGAATAGTATTCACTATTTGATGCTACCCCAAGTCCACTATGGGTTAAAAAAGTTTCTTCTTGATTGTTTATAATTGTAACATCACTCTTATTTATATCCGTTCTATATCTATTTATTACTTTAATAAAGTAATCTTCTAAAAAATTTTGGCAACCAATTTCGTTACAAATTTTATTATATTCATCTTGATGCCTTACATCATGAAATTCTTTTAAAAAGAAATCTGTATTGAAAGTCATCCCGTTTGTTTGAATACCTTTCCCAAAAGGGGTATTTAATGATGCCAAATATGCGGTTTCGTATTCATTTACAAGGTCAAAAGATTCTTCAATTACTTGTAAGTCTTTTTCATGTACCACCACATCGTATGTAGAATAAAAAAATCTTTTATATCCTAAATCCTTAGCTGCTTTTGCACCATTAAAAATATTGGTTAAAACAGTCAATGATTGATTACTATTTTTTAAACCATTGATGTTTATTTCGGCTTCATAATCATTCTGGTAATTATAAAACTTTGTATAGTATGAATGATAGGTTAGTGGGTTTTCTGCATCGTAGATATAATAATCCACCATATTTTGAGTTTCCAAATCCACTGGGTAATGGCTAACTAGCATTATTTTCTTTCCCAAAGGCTTCAAACTATTGATAGTATCCTTTGTAAGTTGCACCCTACTTTTAAGATTAGGATAAGTACCTATTATAATTAACTCGTCTTGGTTAATTTTTTGTTTTGCATTTGTTAATTCTAAAACCTTGTTTGTGTCTTGATTAATATCTCCCGTTAAATAAAATACGTTATGGTAGTTATCATACCTATTTAGATAAACATCAAGGTTAAATATTAATTTAGGTAGATGCTGGCATTCCAATGATTCCTTAATTACAATTGGGTTTAATTCTTTGTTTCCCCTATCTCCTTTGGATGGGAATAGAAATAAGTCTGATGCTTCAATAAAAGTGTTGGTATCACTTCTTTCACCCCAAATAATACAATTATCTGGCTTATTATTCATTAATGGTTGCCAATAGTCTTGAAAATTTCCTGCTTGGTTACCCAAAAAATGAAATTTTATTTTATGGTCTAGTAGATTTCTAGCGATTTCAAAAGCATATCCTTGATTTTTACGTTGGGTAAATAGACCTATAATAACAACGTGTTTATAATCTAATTCTAATCCTAAAATATGTTTTGCCTTCGATGATTCTACACATTCCTTTAAATCCACTGGGTACTCTATAATTTCGTATGGTATATCTAAATGGTTGTATTTTAATGCACTATAAGGACTAACAAAAACAAACTTATTAGGCATCCATACTTTATTTTTAGGGTTGAAGCTACTATCATGTGTAGTTTCAATGATGGTGTATGGTTTATCATTTCTATACAAATATTGGCATATTCCATATTCACAAAACATTTCGGGGAACTCTTCCATCAATATACAATCGGGTTGAAAAATTTCAATGATAGTAATTAATTCATTGAATTTATTTTCACCTAAAGAGTAGAAATTATCTTTACCTACTAGTTCTATGATTCTATTACGTTGCACCACAAATTGCCAAGCTAAAAAAGCATATTCAACTACTCTAATTTCAAATTCACTTTGTAGTAATTTTATCTTATTTAAAGTACAACTAGGAGCACCACCAGTAGAAAAATGTGGACTTATAACTAGAATTTTTTTCATATATTATTTTTTAAGACTTCATATACTTGTTCAAAAGTAGGGTGGCACTCGTACGTTGGCTTTTTTTCTAAACAACCTATTAATGGTGGTACACTATTTATGTCATCCCAATATTCAAGTGCATATTTCATATTAGATGCACATTCTAATCCACAACCACCACGAACATATTGATAAGTTAATTTATTATCAGAATAAGTACACCTACTCTCTTGTCCACTCTTTCTTCTATATGGTATTCTAAATTCGGGTTTTATGGAAGAACCTAAATGAATGATAGTCACATCCGTAGTACCAGCAAGGTGTAATAACCCACTATCCATAGTAACGAAGGCTTGTGCTTTTTTCATTAAATGCCAACAATCGGATATACTAGTATTATTCATTAGGTTTAATCGGTTTGCAATTTGCAAATCAAAAACAGGTTTTTGTACATTAAAGAAACCCGTTTCACTTGAATCTTTACCTATTGCAATAACTTCATAACCCATTTCGTTTATTTTTTGAGTTAGACCAATCCAATTTTCTAAAGACCAAGTTCTACTTCCCCAACTAGTAACTGGGTGTATCAATACATACTTTTCGGGTAATTGTATAGCCAATTCCGTAATTGGATGATACTCGCATTGCAACTCATCTTGACCTAGCATGAAACCAAGATTGATGGCATGGAATTGTCTTATATCCATAACATTATGCTTGTATTCTATCCCACGTTCATTTTTCTTACCTACATTATAGAATGAATTGTGCATGATGTAGTTCGAATTAAAATAATCCCAATCTATTGATGATGCCTTATAACTAGCTTCCACATTTGGGTTGCACTTAAATAGTTCTGGCATTTTAGATAATACAATAATCTTTTGCTCGTATGATTGAGATAGTTTTTTAATGGTTGGGGTGGCACAAATCAAATCTCCCAATCCATTGCACTCGCTTAAATCAAGGCAAACTTTTTTCATGGTTTTTTTTATTTCGATAAAATTAATGAAATAAAGTAAAACGATTATATTTACATTCAAAATTATTGAAAATGACCATTAAAGTAAGTGTAGGCGAAGCCCTAGATAAAGCAACCATCCTTGACATTAAGCTTAAAATGATTCAAGATGTAGAAAAATTAGTCAATATTAATAAAGAATTTAGGCTAGTAAGAAAAAGTCTTTTAGAAAATTATGGTATTGATGAAACTAACGAATACTACCAAGCTTTATTAGAAATCAATGTAGAATTATGGGGTGTTGAAGATGAAATACGATTCTTGGATAGAGTGGGTGATTTTGGACTTGAATTTATCAAACTAGCACAAAGTGTATATAAGCTTAATGACGAAAGGGCTGCAATAAAAAAAGAAATAAACATTTATTACAACTCGGAATTGACCGAAGAAAAGTCATATAAAAATTTATTATGATAGTTGTATTTATCGGTCAACCTTGTAGTGGGAAAACTACACTAGCAAAAGAGTTTCAAAAAAAGATATTTCATACTAGCACTGCCCCTATTATTGATGGTGATGAAATAAGAGTAATTTTCAAGAATACCGACTATTCAAAAGAAGGTAGGATTAAGAATTTGAATAGAATTAGCGATATAAGTACCTTTTTAGCTAGTAAATACCATGATGTTATTGTTAGTGCTATCTATCCTTTTGTAGAAGCTAGAGAGTATTTAGAATCAATATCTACTCAAAAAATACTTTGGGTATATCTTAAATACACTGGAGTTAGGGGTAGAGAAAATTTCCATGTAGAATTTGAAACTCCTAGTGTTGAAATCAAAAACTTAATGATGTTGAATACTTCTTCAATTAGTATAGAAGATTGTGTATCAATGGTATATGAATTTTACTCAAAATTTTATTATGATACTCCAGTTAAATCCAATGATACCAATACTTAGGTTAAGCGATGGCATGGAAGGATATGCTTTTTTGGTGATAGATTATACCCAAGAGCATCATTTACTCTTTACTTGTGCTTTAGATAATGGTGAAATATGGACTTTATCAAACAAGGATATAAGATTCCAAAAAAACATATCTTTAGGAAGAAAATACCCCCCGATTATATAGAAAAAGCCGCTTTAGATTAAATTCTAGGCGGTTTTTCAATTAAAATGTATTACTATCCAAAAAAATATTATTTTTATAGTAAAATTTTGTTATAATGAGTACCATATCAGATAGCCTTGTAACTGAAAGACTAAACATTGTGGAAGATACCCTACAAGAATTACATAAGAAAATTGATAAGATATTTGATGTTATTATAGGAAATGAAGATTTCGACCAAAAGGGAATAATAAATAGAGTTAAATATTTAGAAAACGAAAACGAAAAGTATAAAAACTTTAAAAATAAGTTAATAGGAGCTTCCTTCGTTGGTGGCGGTGCATTTGCGGTAATATTTGAATTAGTAAAACTTTTAATAACAAAATAATGAAAAAATATTGGCTACCAATTTCAATCGGGGTTATCGGATTACTTGTAATCATTAATCCATTTAAAAAAACTAATAGTGTTTTAGATGCTAAAGGCAATGCTGATACTAGTGGAAATGGTACTACCACAACTAGCACAACTCCAAGTAATACAAATGTGTTCCCTTTAAGAAAAGGTAGTGCTGGTGCATTGGTTAAACTTGTTCAACAAGCAATTACTAAGATAAACCTACCTAAATTTGGTGCAGATGGTAAATTTGGTGCAGAAACCGAAGCGGCTATTATGAAAATATTAGGTAAAAAAACTATTGATAGCACCGAAGACATTAACAAAATAGCCATGTTAAATGGTTTAGTTATATCTAATGGTCAAGTAGTTCCAAAGAATATTGCAGCACCGACAAGCACAGGGTTAACATTAACGGACATTAATAAATTACCATTCTAATGCCAGCACCAGCATCAGCCGCAAAGGGAGCATCAGCCGCATCAAAGGCAGCAAATACGGCGAACATAATAAGTGCCGTAGGTGATGTTGTTGCCCAAGTTGGTGGAACTGTTGCCACAGTTATTGGAGGAATTACCAATGCTAATTTGCGTAGGCAGTTTAGTCAAAATTTAGATTTGTTAAGTGTTGACCAAAAGAAAGCTTTAGATGCCGCTTTATTGGATGTTAGTAGCGAAGCCGAAAGACAAAAATTAGTAGCAAACGTATTAACAGATTTATCTTTAAAGAGAATAGACGTAATTACAAGTGATTATAATAATAAGGGTAAAGCAGCAAGGACTAATATAATCGTTGCGGCATCAATATTTGGTGTAATAGCAATAGGAATTATAGCGATTATAGTTTTAAAAAAGAAATAAAATGAGTACCGAAGTTTTAGTAAGACAAAATGATGGTATAATTAACGAGCTAGAAGCGGCTATGTTAGAAAACTTACCGCAAGTGGAGTGTCCTTTGGTTCATAGGTTTACGGAAGGGATGTATATTCGTGAGATTTTTATGCCACAAGGCACATTAATAACTAGTAGAATACATTTAACTAATCATCCTTTTACCATATCAAAGGGAAGGGTTAAGGTTTCGATTGATGGTGGAGAGTGGGTTGAATATGAAGCACCTTATACTGGTATCACAAAAGCTGGAACTAGACGTATTTTATTTATTGAGGAAGATTGTGTTTGGTCAACATACCATTTGAATAGTGATAATTGTGAAGATATAGATACGTTGGTAGATAGATTAGTTGAAAAACATGATAACCCTTTATTAGAAAACATTAAAAATATTGAAGTATGACAATGATTGCGATAAGTGTTGGAACTGCCGCCGTTGCTGCTGCCACAGGTGTAGGTAGTGCAATTAGTAGCAATGCTGCCGCTACCAAAAAAAGAAATTACGAACAAAATCTAGCTTCTTTAAGTTTTGACCAACAAGCATTATTAAGTAAGCAATTAACGGAAGCTAGTTCGGAGGAAGCTCGAAATACTATCATTGCCAATACTTTAGGCACATTAAATGCGGCTAGGGTAACGGGTATTAGTAATGTGGCAACCGAAAAAGAAAAGACTAAAAAAACACTATTGACAGTTGGTATAGTTGCAGGAACAGTAACGATATTAGGTGTATTATTAATAGGAAAAAGCAATAAATAATGGCAATCGAAAAAGGAACAATATTAACTCCAGAGAAAAAAGGATTGCTTCTTGATGAAGTAAAATCTGAACTTTCTAATGTAAGTGATAGTTTAAGTAAGGGGCAATATGGTAAAGTTGTTACTGATGTTTTGACTAAAAACCAACAAACATTACAAGGTTTATTAGATAGTTTAATGCAAAAAAAGGGTGTAATAACACCAAAAGAAACAAATAATGCACTAGATATACTTAATACTAGCAAAAAGGCGAGGTTACAAGAAGATTATGTAATGGGAGTAAAAGCTGGAACTTTTTATTTGATTAGTTTTGTTTTGTTAGCTGGGGTTGGATTTTACATTTATAAAAAGTATAAATAATGAATACCGAATTAAAGAAGGCAATATTAATATTTGGTGGTGGTTTTTTGCTATTTATAGCATTTAAGAAAATTAGACCATTTGGAGGAAAGAACAAAGTAAGCAAGTCAAAGCCTAAAGAATCAACAATGACCGATAAAAGAAATGCGGCTATTGTAATCAAGGCTTATAGTGATGCTAGCAATGCTGGTGAGCCAAAAGCATTTTTAGACGAAATGAATGGTGAGTTTGCAAAACAATATTCAATGAGAGTTTACACCGATAAGGGTACGGGCAAGTTGTTCGCTGCCGATTTAGATGGCAATAAAATCATGTAATTATGGCTAGTTATTTACCAGTTGTTACGAATACAATTACACCAGTTATAAGTGTATCTATGCCCTTAAGTGTTAGTGGAGTAGGTATTACTTATAGTCAATTTTTACAAAGTTTGGGTACACAAGTATATGGTGCTGAATTTTTTTATATGTCCGCCAACAACTATCCCCAAATTAGTCAAGCAATTGCTTATAATAACTTTGATGCCGCTGGTAATGAAGTACAAACCTATTTACCATTTGTAGTAGACTCATATCAATATCAACCATCGATATATTATGACACCGATTCGGCTGAAATTTTTTTTAATGGTTTTTCTTCATTGACGTTTGATTTACTAAAAAATAGTGTTGTTTATTTTAAATTCTTTGCAGATATTGAATATATGGCTTCGGCTTTAGATGCAACTATGACTAATGCTTTTCAAGATATAGAAGAATTGGAAGGCATTAACTTTTTTGAAGATTATTGCAATTATATAATAGACAAAGACTAATATTTATGCCAACGAAAAAAGAACTTATCCAATTTGTGCTAACAAATGCAACGAATTGTGATTTTACAATACCAATGTTTCAAAATAATGTTCCTAGTATCAATGCTACGACTAAATATTCTTGGAATATAACTTCTCAAAGCCTTTCTTGTGGATTTGGAAGCATTGTTATAAATGGAAATATCAACAACTTTACTTTTAATGGAACTTTAAGTGGACTGCTTTTGGTTTTGAACGCAACTAGTTCATCCATAGGATGTGGCTTTTTTTGTTTCGAAGTTGTTGCTGGTAATACTTTTGTTTATGTGGTAGATGATAAATGTGTTTATTCAACTTTAAGTCTTTGTGGTACATTGTCTTCAACAACTACGAGTACGACTACGAGTACGACTACTGCTCCATCTACAACTAGTTCAACGACAAGTACAACCACTGCACCTTCTACTAGTACAACGACAAGCACGACAACTGCTCCGTCTACCACTAGTACAACAACTAGCACTACGACTTCACCATCTACAAGTACAACTACAAGTACGACAACAGGAGGTATAACAACTAGTACAACTAGTACAACGACTACTTCCCCGTCTACAAGTACGACAACAAGCACGACAACAGGAGGTATAACAACTAGTACAACAACTAGCACAACAACACCGCCACCAACAACAAGTACAACAACTAGCACTACGACTACTCCATCTACAACTACAACGAGTACGACTACAAGCACAACAACTGCTGCAATTATTGTATTTAGTGGTGATGTTTGGTTTGGTACTGCTCCTTCAACAGGGTTTAATAATGCTTGTGATAATGCTTCACCACAACAATTTTTATATTGGGGTGGAGTTACACAACCATTCACAGTTGGAACGCAATTATTTACCGATAACGCATTAACTATACCTTATACTAATCCAAGTGGATATACTTATTGTAGAAGTGATGCAAGTGGTGGTGGATTCCCCGAATACAATTTAAGTGGAAACACATTAGGCACTGCAACGGGAACTATTTGTTAATCCTAATGCTATAAAATAAAAAAAGGGGGTACTTTTGGTACTCCCTTATAATAAAAAAAACCATAAAAAATGAATAAACCTATTTTGATGTGTGTGCAACCATCAATTCGTTATTATGCTTGGCAAGTTGAAGTCATGCTAAATAATTTCATTTCCCTTAATCTTCAAAACGAATTTGAAATTCATGTGCTTTTCGCTTATAATACCAACGAAAAAGACCACAAGAAAAAACTAGACGAAATATTTTTATTGGATAATTACTTTGAAACAAAGTACCCTAATGCGGTGCAATTCTACTATTATGAAGATGGTAGGCAATATCCAATTAGTTACATATCTTCTATTAGACCTAATTTAATCAAACAACACTACAAAGAACTACCATACATTGCCAATACGACTATATTCTACCATGATTGCGATATAGTATTTACTAAATACCCAAATTTCATACATAAATATGCTCAAAATGACACTAATTGGTACGTTAGCGACACTAAAAGTTATATAGGGTACGATTATATCATTTCAAAAGGTCAAGACGTTATTGATGCTATGTGTGAGATTGTTGGCATAAGCGAAGAGTTAGTCAAACAAAAGCAAAATCAAAGTGGTGGTTGTCAATATATCATTAAAGGGGTGGATTATGAATTTTGGGATAAAGTAGAAAAAGATGCAGAAAAGCTATTTCACGATATTACTATGCTCAATGTTAAAAAACAACAAGCAGACCCAACACATCATGAACTTCAAATTTGGTGTGCAGATATGTGGTCGGTACTTTGGAATTCTTGGCTTAAAGGTTTTGAAACACATATCATTGACGAAATGGACTTTTGTTGGGCTACCGATTCAGAAAAAAAGTGGAATGAAGTTTATATATTTCACAATGCTGGTGTTACCGATGCACTAGCAAAAGACTTATTTTATAAAGCTAATTATAGAGATAAGTTACCTTATGGTATTGAAGAGGACTATAAAAAAGATACGGCTAGTTATAAATACTTTGAGATGGTAAAGCAAACTGGTAAAAGGACTTGTTTGGCTACTATGAATAAAGTGAAAGAAATAATCTTATCATTTGCTACGGCAATGAATCCTAGCGATGAGCAAAAGGAAATAGCAGAAATAAGATTAAAGACTTGCATGGGTTGTGAATTTTGGGTGGATGCGGTAGTAAGTTATTGTAGCGAATGTGGGTGTAGCACTAAAGGGAAAGTTTTTTCTCCTAAAAACCTAAATGCTTGTCCTAAATTAAAATGGGAAGTTTAAATTAAAAATAATCATTAAATTAAATTTGGATTAAAAAAATAACAATATGCCATATAGTTACGGAGAATTTAAAAATGAAGTAAGACAACATTTAATTGAAACATTCAAAAAAGATATTGCAATCCTAGACGTAGGATGTGGTGCTGGTACTTATAGTAGACTACTAAAAGACCATTTCAATAATATGGATGGGGTAGAGATATTTGAGAACTATTTTTCAATGTTCAATCTTTATGATTTATATAATAACCTATTTAGAATATCAATTTTAGATTTTGATTATTCGAACTATGATTATATTATAATGGGTGACATACTAGAACACTTAACAATTGAAGAGTCTACTAAATTACTAGACAATATTCAAGAGTTAGGTATTAAAACTTTGGTAGCAGTGCCTTATTTATATGAGCAAGGTGAAGAGTTTGGCAACATTTATGAAACGCACCACCAACCTGATTTAACACCAGAAATATTTTTAGAACGATACCCAATGATGCGTTTGTTATTTGGGGATGAAAAATATGGATACTATGTCAACTATTAAAGTAGTAATAAACAATCGTAATAGATTAACTACCACAAAAACAATGGTAGAGCATTTATTATTTTTAAATCCTAGTGAGCAAATCATTATTATAGATAATGGTTCTACCTATCCACCATTGCTAAAATGGTATGATTCTATCAAAAAGTTAGTAGATATAAGGTTTAATAAAAACGAAGGACACCTTGCTTTATGGGCTACACAATTGGATAAAGAATTGGGTGAATACTTTATTTATACCGATTCAGATATTGTTTTACCTAATGACTTCCCTAAGTTTTGGAAAATGATAATGTACAATCAAATTAATTGGCAAAGTTCATTCGATAAAATAGCCCTCGCAATTCACATAGATGATTTGCCTGACCATTATAGGTATAAAAATCAAGTTATTCGTAATGAATCAAGATGGTGGCTTGAAAAACACGATAGTGAAATGTTTGATTATTTGTACAAAGCAGATACAGATACTACATTTGCGATGATGAGGAATTTTGGAGATAATTGTTACAAATCTTTGAGATTAGGAAGAGAAGATATGATTTGCAGACATCATGGATGGTATCTTGATTTAGAAAACCTTGATGAAGAAGAACAATACTACCTAGATAACCATGATACTCATTTTATTACACAATATACGATTCAACATAAATTAAAAGAAAATTTCAACGATGTCTAAATTACCAAAAGTTTCAGCAGTTATGTGTACCTACAAACGATTTAAGTGTGTAGAAAGGGCTTTGAATTGTTTTCTAGCACAAGACTATAAAGGGGAAAAAGAACTAATTATATTTAATACGGACTTTGAAAATCCATACATGGAAGATGAAAGGATGAAAAGTTTAAATGTAATAATATATAATTGTAACATTGACTATATAACAAATGAGCCATATACAAATGTAGGTGCAATTCGTAGGGATGCTTTAACTCATGCAACGGGTGATTATACAATAACGTGGGATGATGATGACATTTTCTTGCAGTATTTTATTAGACAAGGCATTGATAGGATAATGGAAACGGGATTACCATCATTCAAGCCAGAGCAATCATTCTTTTATTCGGGTGATAGTCTTCGTCTAGTAAAAAATACTTTGGAAGCATCCGTAATTTGTGATATGAAAAAAGTTAGGGAGTATGGTTATCTTTTAGAAACAGGAAAGGAAGGTCTAGGATGGTACACCAAGATGCGTGATAACAAGGAACTAAATGAAAACGATTCTATTTATTTGCCGTCTTATTGTTTCAATTGGAATGATGGTGCTGCTATGAACGCACAACATAAACAATCTGGTGATATAGATAATCCGAACAATTTTGCCAACCATAAAGAAGCATCCACTGACATTTGCAATGGAGAGCTTCAATTATGGAGTGAACAAAGGTTGGGCGAACTATTTGATATTTATTATAATTACATACTCAATTATGAACCAAAATTTAGTATGGATTTAATAGACAAATATTTAATGCCTAATTTTTAGGTAGGTTATCTATTATATTAGGTATGATATTTGGCTCGTTATCCAAGTCTAAAATATCTATCAAAGTCTTTTCTTTTCCGCAATAAACACATAGGGTTGTAGTTCGGTCATTATTTGTTGCCGTAACTACGTTTATTACCCATTTATGTTTTTTGCAATCTGAAATGTGTGTATTTTCCATAAGTTTATTATTCGGGAATATCTGGTAGTTCGTTAATGCCAGCCATTGTAGATTGCCTAGTGGCAGCGATTCGTTTGCCGTCTACAATTACAACCTTATTATCTTCATCAAGGGTAAGCATAGCACCACCTTCTAGTTGGTTATTCATTTCAACCGCTTGTTTGCCATGATAGTCTTTTGGTAGCATTTTAGATAATTGCATAATTGCAACTTTCTTTATCATCCAGTTCATTGGGTCTTTCTTATCATTGAAATACAAATCATTGGTGTATTTGCTCATTAATTGAATAGCCTTAATATCAGATTTTGATAGCACCACAAATTGAAACTCACCATTTTTTAATTTAGCCACCGAATAAACAAACGTGATTTTATCATTTGTTCTAGGTACATTAAAATTTGGAACGTGAATGATATTAGGAACTAGACCATAGATAGGTTGAAATTCATCACCTTCATAAACTATTTCGGTGTGTATTCTAGTAACATCACCACTACGAAGAAGGATATTAACTAGTCCTTTATATCCGATTAAAGCCGTAACTGTTGGTTTGTTATTGATAGTTCTAGGGATAAGGTAAAATTCGCCAAGCATATCGGAAGGGATAAGCCCAATTTCAGCACCAGCGAAGATACTAGCAAACATACTTGAAGGATTGGCAACGAAAGCTTCTAGTAGTTTAGGATTCTTTTTAATTTCTTTTAAAACTATCTGTTTAAAAGCCGCAGGCTTGATGTGATGCTCCGATAGTAAGTCTATAAGCACCGAACTCTCATATCGTTGTAAATGGCTCTCAAATAGCTGAATAGGAGTAAGATTCTTTTTTGGCTCAACCGCCATTGGTGTTTCACTAGTTAACTCTAGTTGTGCTGATGGTTCTTTTGACATTGTTAATGGTTTAATTTATGGTTTAAAAAAAAGTAAGTTTTATTAGTATAATTATCCAAGTGATAGCAGAAATATGCTCACCATAAGGGAAAAAATTAGTAGCATATTCAAAATAGCCGTTCATTTTTTCATTAATATCCAATTTTTCTTTTCTAGTGCTAATAGCATAATAAATTCCCAATAAAAGATTGAAAAAAAAGAATGGAATAAGAAATAAATTGTTAAGGATTGATTTTAATTTGTTCATTTTTAAAAAATTAGTTTTGATTGAATATAAGATACCATTTCATCCGATAAAGACGTAAGATTAATAAGTGCAAAATCATTGCCTATCATTACTTTTATTTTATCAATTCTAAAATCGGTTATTTCACTTTCGTCAAAAAAGTGTGTACCATGACATTCTTCGATTCTACTACCACCTTCTACATCATAGGAGTAGTCAACAAAAATACCATCTTCTATTTCAAAATTTTCTTCGCTAAAATCGAACTTTGTTCTTTGATTTTTCATTTTGTTCTATATAATTTAGTGTGTCTTTGTTTCACTTCGCAATAATACTTTACCCATTTGAAATTTTGTTTCAGATAAACTATTTGATTGCAGAGATAGCACTTGTATTTAAACATTAATAATAGATTTCTTCGATTAATGGTACACTAGTCTTATTAGGGCAAATATCTTTAAAAGCACATTCTTTGCATCTTAAATAAGAAGGTCTAGCTTCTAGTTTATCGGGGTTTTCGTAGTGAAAGTCAATATACTTTTTCATCTTATTAACGTAAGATTGCTCGTGTAGTTGTATATGTGCTTCATCAATGTTTACCTTGATTATTTTAGCCTTCTCTGGGTCTTTTGAATGGAAAATAAAGTAGTAAAAAGGTATATCATCAATACCTAAAATATTCTTTGCCAAGTATTTGTAGTGTGTTGGTTGCAATAAAAGTTTAGGCTTGTAGATTAATGATTCAGTGTGCCATCCATATTCGCTGAATTTATCGTCAAATAGGGATGTGTACTTCAAATCAATGATACATTCTTCACCATCAAATTTTGCTCTTAAATCGGAGATACCACTACAACCATTGTGAAACATATATTCACCTTTAGTAATAATTTCGATACCATGCTCTTCAATCATTTTATTGTAGAGTAAAACCGATTCATGCACTTTTTCGTAATCGGCAGCTAATTTTTCCTTTGCCGTTCCTTTATAAACCATTTGTGGCTCTGGTATTGGCTCACCTTCACGAAGGTAGCCAGTGGCTAGATATTCAAAGTAAACACCTAGTTTTTGTACATCGCTTTGTGGGGTGGCAATTTTTTCAAAATGCCTATACCATAATTGTTTACCGCAACCATTGGTATTTGGGTCGTAGTAGTCAACGTAGTCTTTTAAAACGGATTGAGAGAGATTTGGTTTTTTCATGATTTTTTTGTGTGTTTGATGATTTTATTAATGGTTATTAGAATACTATAAGTTATTCCACCGAAAAGGTACAAAATAATACCTATTGGAACACCTATTGTGAAAAAAAATAGTACACGAAATATTTTATTAAAAATCATCATCGTCTATAAAGTAGCCTTTTTTATGTTCTTTAACGTCTTTTGATTTGTTTATTGCTTCCATTGCATCTTGTATGCTATCAAACTCTACCACTACCGCTTCTTGTTCTAGCACGTCTTCATTTTTAAAGGTGTGTCTAGGGCAATAAAGATTATCGCCAGTGTTCATATATATTTTTTTTTGGTAGTCGTATGCGTTATAAACAAACATTAGTCCACAAGCCTTATAGTCTTTTATATATGCTCTGCAATTGATACATTTTCGTATCATTGGTAGGCTCTTTTGATTTAAGAAAAATTCCATTCGATTATATTTAAAAATTAAAATAAAGTAGTTTGTTTAGCTTGTTCATGGTCATTCATATCAACTTTATACACTCTCTTGTAAAAGTCTAATACTTTAATATTTAATTTATTTAAAAAGGTACACATATTACTAACAACAGTGGTTCTTGATTTAAGGTATTTTACTTTTTTGACACTATCATAATCTAGTGTAACAAAACCTTCTTTAATCATGTGGTCGGTTAGTAATTTACTATTATCCTTTATGAAAGTTATATGTTCTTGAAAAATGTTACGATGCTGCTCATATTCAAGCACAGTAGTTGCAATTAACTCTCTCAATCTTTGACCATTTTCTACCAATAAAGCAATACAAGTGCTAGTTAATTGTGTACTTATAGACCTACGTTTGGCTTCCGATAAGTCTGGATGCAACTCTTCAAGTTGTTCGCAAAAAGTATCAAAAACATGGCTACGAAAAGTTTTTTTCATATATTTGATTTCTTTTATAAGCTCCTTGTCTTACTTTTTATGGAAGAGTTATTAGATTTGAGTCCGATAACTCTTCTTTTTTTGGTCTAATAGGCTCAATTAATTGTTTCCATTCCATACTTACCGAATCCAAATACACTTGCACTAGTTCCCTATTTTCTTTTTTATCCTTGTAATATATGCAATCGGTTTTATAACATATAAATTCATCTCCTAACATTTCTACCATTGTCATCATGTGTGCATAACAAGTGAATCGAATGTTATTGTAGACTTTGTGTAAATAAGGGTCGTATTTAAGCGAAACTGTCTTTTGCGTTACAATACCATCAACTACCACTTGATAGTCCTTAGAACTACTTAAATTAGCCAATGCTGCCAATCTAATAGACTTATCCTTTATCAATAAACCCTTTTTGTAGGTTTTCTCGGTGATAGCACCAATAAGGAAAGCTATTCGCCAATAAGCATGGTCTAGGTCGGTAGCCGTAATTTTACCTTTGTAAGTTTGAAAATTAGGATTCCAATAGTTGACTGGTAGTTTATCTTGCTCTTTAATGCGATTGTAGTTAAGGAAATGACGTACATCACTTTGAACCGACCTAAATACCCACATTGAATCCGATACGGACTTCTTGGGGCTAGGAAACACGAATCTTCTATTTTGCCAAATTATTTCATCACTAAAAGAACCTTGCCGATAATAGGCAGTTCCCTTTTGTCTTTTAAGTTTGTCAAAAATCCTTTTTTTAGATTCGTCAGCTACTATGGTGTAACCTTTTGGATTCGGCATTTATGGTTTTTTTTAAATGAAATACACTTTTTTAGGTTCTTTCCAATTGTACAAATCTTGCATAACTTCTAGATAGTCTTCGGTTTTGCTAAAATCTTGAATACTCCTACATCGTTTAGGCATTTTACGCATCAATCTTTCAAGGCTAAATTCTTTGTGATTGACCATTGTAAGAATTGTTACCACAAACCCTTGCTTATTGTAACCTTTATAATATATACCCAAACTTCTTAATATATCAGCATTTCTATATGCTCTTAAAGAGTTGGTTACTTTAAAAAAACCATCCTTAAATGCTTGTTCATATACACCATTTCTTTTGGTAGCATTACTTAAAATCAATAGTGCGGTAGAGTGTTGAAACTCTTTATATGTTTTAATGAATTTATCATATTGGATATAGTTTTCGTTACCACTAACTATGTAACTTTTAGTATAATCAATTGCTTTCCATTTTGAACTCTCTGTCTGCAAATCTGCTAATTGTTGGGTATTCAATGGTGTTTCTTCAAATGAATATCTAACTGGTATTCCAAGCCTTCTACAAGCTTCTAGTCTATGTTGACCATCGCTAACCACATAATCCTTTGAGCATTTAATGGTATCTCGTTGCCCGTATGCGTTTATGCTAATCATACGTTCCTTAACGATGTTTTCTTTAACATCACGATTGTCGCTCCTTAACTTAAATAAATTGTAATTAGTAGTTTGAAAAATTTGACCTACTACTTTAGTGGTGGCACTCATTGCTTGATGTGCGAATTTTACATTTTTCATGTTTTTTTTTTATGGTTTAATTAATGGTTAAAAACTTATTTTTTGATTTTGTTAATGGCTATTTTCTTTTGATTTTGCAATTCGGTTTTACGTTGCTCAAATTCCGCTTTAGTGATAATATTTGATTTTAATAAATCCCTAAACGAATTTATGGCTTTTGCAATATTTTCATTGATTTTTTTTATTTGCTCTTCGGGTCTTTTAGCCTTCTCTACTTCGGCTTTCTTTTTTCTAATTCTCTTTCTTTTCTTTTTCTCTTTCTCTAGTATATCAAACTTGTCGACTATGTAATCAAATACTTTATTAGATTTTTTTTGTTGTGTTTTATCTAGCACTACGTTTGCACCTTGTTCACTTGCCGAAGGTTCGTTACCAATGAATAGTACATAATCCACAAAGTAGTTGTTAGCATTGCCATTATTAGGCTTATTGTGCTTTAGTTTAACGATACCATCAAAATATGCTCTACCACTACCATTGTCTTTTAAAAAAGTTCTTATATTCTCAATAATCTTCCTTACACCATCATCATAGTAAACATAACCTTTTGTGTTGAATATCTTTGTTTTACCAATATCACCAGCATTGACACGAACATTCAAGCAATCGGGTAGCACAGTTCTAATGTGGTTATCAATCTCATAGTATTCAACAAAACTTAAATAAGCTTCGGGCAAATATATTGGGTTACAAATCTCAACGGGTGCTAGCTTTTTTACAATGCCTTTTAGCTCTGCTTTTACCGACCTTATATTGTATTTATCAAGTGCTTTGTATTTTGGGTATAGCTCCTTGCTAACTATCTTCCTTCTAGCTTGTATTGATAATTGTTGCTTCTCTGGTGATAGCTTATTAATTTCTCCTAATTCCTTCAATAAAAGATTGTAAAGCTTTATGCCCTTTACATTTGGTTGTCTTTTATTGGTTGCCATTGATTGATTTTTTTTAATAAGGAAGGTGTGGGGCGGTAAATTTAAAACATTCTTTTATAATATGACATCATAATATCAAAATTAAATCTACCAAGTAGGCTTATAATATCTGCTCTATCTTTAATTTTAGCAAACTCTTTCAAAGCTCTATAAATCAATATCATAGATATGACTCTAGCTGCATATTTTTCTCTATTTGCAATTGATGTGCTATAAATATCTCTCCAAGTATAACTATAACTAGCAGCAACATTTACTAAAATCCTTTCAAAAATAGTGTGTACTGGAGTGTCTTCATTAAATTCAAATTCATCTAGTGCATGGTAGACCATCCATCGACTATTACTAACAATTTCCATAACACTAGGTTGGTTCATAGGTTATTTGTTTTAATGTAAAAATATTTTTAATGTTTTACCTCCATCTTGGTAACATAATTCAACTGAGTTAAAATCACCTAATTCTTTATATAAAGTCAATAATCTACCAATGGGTTTATCATTCTTAGCATGATTAATAACCTCTACTCTTGTTATTGGTTTTGGCATTGGTTGCTCTTCCATATTATCTTTGTTTATCATAGGTTATTTATTTCTTGTTTAACTTCAAATAAATAAGCATTTTTAGCTTTATAAAAAGCAATTGTTTTATCTCCAAGTGAGTTTAGATAAAGCTCTCCATTTTGTTCAATCATTTCATCTACTGATATTAAAGCACATTCTTTATTATGTCTTTCGTATGATTTTTTAATAGCAGAAAGATTAGGTACATTATTTGTATCAATAGGTATTGTTTTATTGAATTTAGCAACTAATTCCTTTGCTTTTTCTTTAGGTGTCATTGGTTATTTTTTATATTTTTCATCAATAATCATTGGTGTAGTGTTAATCCATTTAACCGAATGATGTATTCTAGGGTTGGTAGCATTCATCATGCTTACTTTAACACATGATGGGTTATACATAACGGAAAAGAATGATTTTTTATAAGTTCCATTATCAATATACAATTCGCTTAAACCCTTTTTCTCAACTTGTGTGTCTTTTTGGTCTAGTTGCAAATTAGTAAAAGTAAAAAACAAATCTCCCTTTCCACCTAGATTAACATAGGTTGTTACATCTTCATTCATCCTTCCCATAAACTTGAATGGTCGCTCGGTTGAACATAAAAAAGAGTTCATTGCTTTACGTTTTAACTTAATGCTAGCAAAACCGCCTATATGGTCACCACCTTGCGAAAAAGCAATAGTTTTTGTATTTGTGGATTTATAAAAATCAACTATTATACTAAATACTTTATCAAGGTTCTTTATGATTTTTGCACCAGTTAAGTATCTATATCCAAAATAGTAATAGTCATCACACATAATATAAAAATATTTTATGCCATTTTCTTTTGCTAAATCAAATATTTTGTTGGCAGCAAATAAAGTGCTTCTCAAATCTCCACTATTATCACCCGAATCCATTTCTTTAGCAGCGGCTTTTTTATCAAAGACCAACAACTCATCGCCATACTTTTTTTTATACTCGTTTATAGTTTCATCCATATCATCGGCTACAATGAATATTTTACCAGTATAACCACATTTTCTTAATGTACTATAAGTCCACATTTTATCGGGTCTACCATGTACCATGATAAAAACAGCAAATTCATTATTCTCCATAATCTTCTAGGTATTGGTTTCTAATTTCATCACAAAGTTTTACATAACCATATTGAATAGCCTTTTCAAAATCTATTATCACTAGTGCGGAGTTCTCCATTAGTCTTTGCATTTCGGGGCTAGCTTGTGCATAGTAATCGGCAATTTTTTCATAGTTAAAAACATTGTGCCTTCTAGCGGCATCAATCAAAAACATTTTCTCATCCATTGGTAAGTTGGATTGTTCAATCTCTCTAATACGTCTTTGTGTCCTTGATTTATCTACAAGTTCAAGTAAATGTGGTTTAGCATTTTTAGGCTCGTAAATTGGAGCTTCTATTTTAGTGCTATATTTCTTTTCACTTTTGTCTTGCAAAAATTCGCTTCCGAATAAATTTGTTTGTTTCATTGGTTATTTTATTTCTTGATTATCAATAATATTAATTTCTTCCCCACATAGCATAGCATCAATGACCATTTCAATCATTTCCCTTTGCTCTGGCTTTAATAACGCACTTTTCTCCGTAATTGCAGGAACTATAAAGCTATCACTTTCCCACTCCTTTTTGATGCCTTGACGTACTTCTTCGGGCAACAATGGATTGGTTAACATATCCTTGTATATCCAGTGTAGTTTGTTTGCATAGTTAGAAAACAACTTTTGACCTTTACTATCGGGGTGTTGCAACCCAAATACTTCAAAATGGTCGTAGGCTTGTTTGATGGATAGTATTCCACTTACAATGTTTGATGCAGCTTTCATAGTTATATAGTTTCAACTTCTTTATAAATAGTACAAGTGTCATCTTTCCAAACTTCTAGTATAAGACTATTATCTTCGTCTTTAAACCAAATTTCATACCTATCAATGATGTATGAATAGGCTTTGTATTGACTCAAAAAAGTGTAACCTTTTTCTTCTAAAAGGTCAATGGTTGGTTGGTAACTCTTCATGGTTTTGTTATTTTAAATTGTTGGATAAATTCAAATGGTAGAAATTTTTGTAACTCGAACCCTACTTGCTTAAAGTTCATAAAATGACCTTTGCTTTCAAGGATAGACTTGGGAAAGAAATAGCTAGTTTCATCAATGGTAAGGTGAATATTTTTAATTTGTAGGAAATCATCATTAATGATATTCCAATTAAACCCATAGGATTTGGTCTTTTTAAAAAAGTGATTGCTTGAATCCCTTTTAAGATAAATGGTGCTATCGGCAAAATAGTAATCACCAATCATACGTTGCCTATTTTCGGCTTGTAACTTCAAATGAATGGTAGCACCTACCTTGACTTCATTTTCGTCATAAAATACCCTTAAATACAAGATATTGTTATCGGAATCTTCATTTGCAAAAATTTGAGATTTAATCTGCACGGTCTGGTAAATTTTTATGGTTTTTAAATTGGAAACCTAAAAGTAGTAAATACTATTTTGTTTTTCCAATAGAATCATCATTAAGTTATTAACATGGTCTTTAGCAAGCGGATAACGAACTTCAAATAGACTAATCAATTTATCGCAAGCTTCTACATGGAATCTATTATTGCTGCTATTAATAGCCTTGATAATCCAATCGCATGCAATTTCCGTTTCGGTTAAGTTTTCCATTTTTTAATTATAAAGTTAAGAAAAAATGCGTTGAATAGTCGCATCCCTATTTGGGGGGATTAATCGTTATAGTAGTTATCTGCCATATTACAAGCACAAATTTCAGCATATTCCCAATCCATTTCTGCTTT